AGTGGTACGAACCACGGGCACCATCAGGAATGCTAATCGGCCCATACCGAGTAGAAACACCCAAACCCGAACTATTTTCCCTAGCCATGCTTTAGTCCTCCTTAAGCCGTGCGAGTAGCGTCAGTTACGATAACGCCCAGAGTATCCTTACGCTGGATACCCATGCCCCAACGAGCCGTAGTGAGGAATTCATCACGTTGGCGATCCTTGTTACGCTCACCCTCTACTTTGGGCGGCTGACGCCAAGCCGACATTACCGGCTTGCAGTTGTCATCAGCGATGCACATAAAGAGGTTAGCGATACAAGTCGTGGAAGCGGATTGCGTAGCAGTACCATCTACAGAAGTACCTGCTGCGATAGTCGGCAGAAGGTTACTCGTCCAGATGTCCCACCCGTGAATGCGCATTACGAACTGGTGTTCGTTAGCGAAGCCATTCTCCATGACCGACTGATAAGCCGGAAGACGATCAAGCTGCGAGGTAATCACAACCTTTGTCTGGAAAGTAGCAGCCACAACCGGATCAACGATTGCGACTCGGCCAAACTGCGGAACATTAGCCTTGTCAAAGGCCAGACGCATCGCAATGAGGTCGCTTTCGCTCATCGTCCAGTTAGTACCAGTAGCGCGGAAGCGGTGAGCAAAGCCATTAACACTGTTGGGGTTAGCGGCTGTTTGCCCAGCATTAGCTACCGCATAGAAGCGGGACTCAAAACGCTGCTGGATTGCGCGGGTTGCCTCTTGGGCACGAGCTGCCAGCAGGGCGTCAATTTGCGAACCATCTTGACGCAGTACGTCAGTAACGTACCAAGCATCACCAACGTAGTCCGTAATGGACAGCGTGATGTTACCCGTCTCGATGGGTGCATAGACAAGCGGCGCATCTTCTTCAACTTCTTGAATCGTTGCTGTACCGATTGTTTTGATATTCAACGTACTACCTGCACCGAAATCCGAAACGTCCCGGTAGAACGATTGCGGAAGGATCGCGGTAGGCAGGGTACGGAGAATGAATTGACTATACTGCTGCGCTTCGATGAAGGCAGTACTATTGCTAGTGTAGTTACTCATTTGATCTCCTTGTTATTGTTATAGCGAAGGGATTAACCTACGCCAAGCTCTTTTCGCACTTCTTGCCCAATGGACTTCCAGAGATTAGTCACTTCGGAGCCTTTAGCGCCCCACATGATGTTCTCAGGAACTTTAACGCCCTCTTCTTTGGGCCTCAGTGCGTCGGTGTTTACCGTACCTTGTACGCTAGGAGTTCCTTTACTTTCCACCTTGAAGTACTCAAGGACAGCTTTAGGGGAACGAGCAGCCAGTGCGCCAAGTTCTGCTACACTGATACCAAGGTCATTGGCTTTCTGTGCAAGCGCTTCACTTGTCTTCTCACCGAACTTCTCTTGGAGAGCACTCAGGACTGTTTTCCGATTACTCTCTTCCCTTGCAGCAATCTCCCTTTTCTCAAGAACAGACAGTACAAGTTTCTCCTGATCCTCTACTTTCGGTGCCAGCGGTAGGTCTACCGCTTTACCAGTTTGGAGGTTTGCAAGGACTTGTTCCAAAGTATCAACCTTTTGAGCAACGCCACGAAGCGTAGCGTTCTCTTGCTCAAGCCTTGCAATATGCTCTTGGGCTTTAGCGGCCCCAAGCAACGCATCAGGCACGGACTTATACTTCGGCTTACCCTCACTGTTGGTAATCGCCTCAAGGAACTCTGAGTAATCAGACTTCGATTCAGCGGTTACCTTCTGTGTCTCCGGTGCCGGTTGGCTCCCTTCGACAGGACTGGAAGCGGTCACTCCCATGAATTCATCAGACATTATTTATTCCTTTAATGAAATTATGCTTTGAACTTCTCTCAAGGCCCGGATAAAACCCGAGCAGTCGGCTTGGTACTCAGAGTATGCCGGAAGCTCATAGCGAGCAGGGGCATTCCTTTCCCCCTCTTTAGTTCTAATCTTCTCCTCTAGGATCTCGGTCAGAACCTCAAAGGCTTTGGCAGCAGAAATAACTATTTGCCGCCTTTCATCTTTGGCATCTTCCTTGATGCCCTTAAACCAAACTGTTTTCATTTCTTTGTGGCTGTATTGGTCTTTGCGTTGTACTTGTAGTTTCTTGGACTACCGCCTGACTTCTTAGCGGCCCTATCCTTAGCTCTAGCCGCTGGAGTCATATCTCCTCTTTTCTTGCCCTTCTCTGTAGCCTTATTAGTGCCTTTCTTAAGGTTTCCTGATTTCTGAAGAGCTGAAGTAGCTATTGCATATGCAGCTTGCTTGGACTTTCCTTTAGCTTGAAGTTGAGAAACAAGCCTTTCAAGGATCTTAGGCATTAACGTCTACCTCCCAAACTGCCGCCTCGTTTACGATTAGACGAAGCCGAGGTAATCCGACGATTGGACTTATGGTTAGTCCCACCCTCCATCAATTGCCGCTTATGGTCTACGTCCTTACCGTCGCCTTTATGGACCTGACCTTTACGGAGGGCTTCTCTGCGTGCTTGGTTCCTAGCGGCTCGATTCTTCTTCTGCTCAGGCTGGGAGTTATATTTCCTTTGCCTGACGGAATCAGCTTTTGCGTTACTTTTAAACTCGCCTTTTTTAGCCACGATAATCCTTATATTACCATTATTCTATTGATGTGTCAACAGGCGGGGGTTGTTGCCCGTCGATAGTCATGGCGGCAGCATCTTCAGATACCATCTTATCCTGCAAGGTAGCCATCAAGCGTTGCTGGTCTGCCTGCTCGATAAGGGCTATATTCTCAGAGATAAGCTGGTACTTCTCAAGTCCGAAGAGATCTTCTGCCAGTTTAGCAAGTTGCTTAGTCGAGACATGGGGGGCAATCATCTGCCCTGCCGGAGAGTTAAATAATCCTGTGAGGTTCTGGATAAGTTGTTGCTGGCTAAAGAAGTGCCTAGCCCCTACAGGACGGAGCTTACCTTGCGCCGTAATATCCTCCTTGGTTACTTGGGCAAAGATCTGGACACCGAGATCTTCATCCATTACACGAATAGTATCTGCCATATCCATGTTCCTACGAGAGATTTCGAGCATAGCGTTCAGGATGGGCTCCAGAAGCTCTGTCTCAAAGTTCTGAACCTTCTCCTTGAAGATCCTACCTGCTGCACTCTCAAGCGCCTGAACCTCGTAAGCTGTTTTCTCTCCGGGGGTACGTATACCCATAGCCTGCTTAGGCGCTCCCGCGTAGTCTTCCATCTTCTGCTCAAGAAGAGCGATCTGTGTATCAGCAGCAAGAGCTGTAGTATCAGGGACAAGCATTTCCACATCTCCTTCTACATCGATGTGGATCTCTTCTCCCGGTGCCCAATTAAATTCTTCGACCTCTCCTTTGATCTTGAGGGGAGGGAACGCAATTAAGTCAAAGACATCGGCCTTTATATTTTCAAGGTGGTCAATTCGGTATTGCATACCGACAAGGTTATGCAGTGGCCCCATAGCGTACAGATTATCAGGACGGAGCCTCCAGCCTACATGGGCTTTAGTTCCTTTAGGGAGCCAAGATTCCATAGGCTCGTTACGGATAACCCGACAACGATCCATAACAGTAATTACACGATTCCTGAGAAGAACATCTTTTGCACTATCGTAGATGTCCCCCTCAAACTCGATAAGCTCTACATAAGGAGACTGGTAGTATTCATAAAGATTACCGAACCCATCGATAGCATAACCTTCAGCTTTATCAAAATCCTCTACACTGTACATCCCGCTAGTAACAGAATGTCTGAACGTCAGAGCTTTTGCTAGCGCTTCCTTGATCCATTTCTTTGTAGGCGAATCCTCGGCCATTACACGAAGTTCCCCAACAGTAAGAATCTTGCGAGTAATTTTCGGAGAGTCCTTGAAGTGGGCAGCTACAGGATTAATCAGCATGTCCAAGGGAGAGATACGGACAAGACGAGGCCCAACAAACCCGTGAATCTTCTCTCCAGTAATCGGATCTATTTTAGTCTCATTAACCCATTCTACGTCAGCAAAAGCATTACCATAATCGATGTAGTCATAGACAAGCTGAGAGAGGGTTGTACGGAACCCGCCCAAGCGAGTTTTGGTCTTCATATAGGACTCAATAGCTTCTCTCTTGGCCTTAACTTCATCGTTAAGAGAGAACCCTTCCCACTTGAGCCAGTCATCGTTAGGCTGTAGAGCAGCCATATAGTTAGCGTGGAGATTGTCCCTTACTTGAGTAAGTTTAGGAACAGTAGTGCTGTTCCTCCAAGGAAGAGTCCGATTACTTGTCTTACTAGTATCGGTAGCGAATAGGTAGTTACGAAGTTCCTTCTGTTCTTCTACCCACGGCTTGCGTTGGTTATTCCAATCATTCCACATGATATAGATCTGACCTGCAAGCGTATCAGGCCGAATCTCTTCTCTAAGTTGGGCGACAGTTCCCGCCATTATATACCCCTTGCATTAAGAGTAGTCCCAAACCCACCAAACCTACGGTTATAGGTGTTCTTGAAATCTACTACATTTGTTTTCTCTCTTGTCTGAGTCCTTGGCTTTTGGGCCACTTCTACTATAGAGGCCAAGCAATCTACTATATCGTCGTGCGGCGGTCTTGCCAAAAGAATCTCTTCTTCAAGTACCGGAATATATCCACCCCTATAGTGCCACACTCCAAGTTGAGCGTACCTAGGCTCAAGTACAGCAGCTATGCGCTCTTCTTTACTTCCTTGATGTCTACTGGGTCTGAATTCATCAATCTTGATATTGATTCCGTTTTCTTTGAATCTCTGCTTTAGGTCATTTACGATTACGGCTTGAGCTACTGTTACTTCAGCTCGGAGTTTACGGAACTCCCACTTTGTCTGCATAGCTACAAGTCGATCATAATATTCAGATATTTTATCCGATTTGAAACGATCTATATCAAGAATATAAACATCGTTAGAATCATCAATGCCCACAACCACAATGGCAGTATAGTCAGACTTCTTAGAGAGCGAAAACGCGAAATCAACTCCTGCATATATATTGAGCCTCTTGTCCTTAAAGTACCACTGACCTCCACGATTAACGAGAAACTTCTGATCATAATATTGAAAGCGAGAGCGATCCACACGATTTGAATCAGGATCGTTAGGATTATTATAGTACTGAGCGTAGAATTGTACTTTATCAGTATATT